CGTGGATTGAAAGCCTCAATGGGCCCATACCTTTTCTCCTGCCTCTATATGAACAAACCGATCCGTTCTGAGGATATGCTCTTCAAACCGGATTGGTTCTCATACTATGAAGAAGAGCCCACAGACCTTCTCTGCTACACGACGGTGGATCTAGGTGGTGATCCTCAAGAGACGAAAGGTGAACCAGATTGGAATGTGGTCCTTACTTGTGGACAATCTACAACCACAGGCGTCGTTTATGTGCTTCACTATTGGCGAAAGAAGACAAACCCCTCTGAGGTAATAGATGCTATCTTCAAGCAGGTTCGGTGCTATCATCCCGTAGAGGTTGGGATAGAGGGGGTTGCGTATCAGCGATCTTTGAAGCACTGGATCTTGAAGCGAATGCGAGCAGAGAACACTCACTTTATGGTAAACAACCTCTCCGCTGCTGGTCGTGCAAAGTCCTATCGCATTATGGGCCTTCAAGCTCCAATCGCTGGAGGCTCTGTCAAGTTCAGAATAGGGCATGGCCCCATTATCAATGAGCTCTTATCCTATCCTTTAGGGGAGCATGATGATCTAGCCGACTGTCTTGCATACCAGCTTGATCTCTGGCGGCCCATTGTACAGATGGTCAGAGCTCGTAAGGAGCAGCTAGGTCCTGATCCCAATACCTTAGAGGGTATTAAGAAGGATATTAGGGATAGAAAGACGAGGGAGGCTTCGCGGGAGCATCAGGGAGCCGTTGGTTGGGGTAAGTCTGTAAGGGAGCATATGATAGGTACTTATGATCCCTTATTGCTTAGGGTATGATATGGTTAGTATGTTCTTATCGCTTGCATTTGTTAACTGAAAGGCTTTTTCATGAGAAGAGATTTTTCCTTACTGACAATAACTCAAGTACCCATTAGCCAGTCTAGTGCAGGGTACACTACTCTCGCTGCCCCTAAAACAGGGCCTGGAGCGATCTCTACCCCTGTTTACCTGCTTCGTCTTCAGGGGACTATGACCCTTGGTGGGACAGTTGGGGTGTACTCCTCAGATGATGATGCGGGTACTAATGAGGTCGCTATGATTGGAGATCAGCCTGTAGGAGCGAATGGAGGTCCTCATGCTGTACGAGAGGATGATATTGCAATTGCTCCTGTTGCTCCTGCTGGAAAATACCTTTTGCTAAAGACCGCTACGGGTTTGTTCAAGGGCTACGCTGTGATAGCTTACCTTCGGGATAGGGGCTAATCCATGAGCGTTAAGACTAGAGTGGGGAAGAAAGCTCCTTTTGTTCAAAGGGATGAGAGGGGTAAGATTGTACAAAGTAGCACGAACCATACCCAGTCCCTTCTAGCGACGGAGATTCCTCAAGGGGCCGAGGTAAAGGTTCAGGTTGTGGTAGATGGGTCCGTGGTGGCCTCCTCTGGGGTTTGGGTTGCTAAGGTAAAAAGAAACCGAGTAGCCCAAGCTAGGGTCCGTTTTCATGTAACGGACGATGCTGCTCCTCCTGGGAAGAACCAGCCCTTAGTTTTCCCTGAGGGGTTTGAGGGGGGTTCTTGATGGCTTATACGACTGATGGAGACGGGGATTGGGATAATGCAGGTTCTTGGGACGAAGAAGGTGTACCTCCTAGTCCTGCGGATGCGGCGATTAGCATCCTGCATGATATCTCTATGAATGATGATGTTGACCTGGGAGGCCAAACCCTTACAATCGCTGCTTCCAAGACCTTGACCATCGAGGCTGGAGAGACCCTAACCCTTGCAGGTGGGGCAGTAGCCATTAGTGGTACTCTTGCAGTAGAGGGAACTATAGCTTCGAGCTTAGGTTCTATCACTGTGGCCAGTGGAGGGGAGTTGTTCCTTGATGCAGGCTCCACGTATAGCTTCGTTGACAACTTGACTGTGGATAGTGGAGGCGTCTTTGATGTAGATATTGATCTCATCTTAGGTGGAACCTCTACTGTAAATGGGGATATGGCTTGCTCTGGCTCTTTGGAATATGCTGAGTCAAGTAGTCCTGGTGGTGCAGGTACTATCACCTTTGATGCATCAAGTGGTGATCCAACACTTACTTGTAATGGATATCTTATCCCTCCAACAGAGGTAGATAACAGTCCCGACTCCTTTACCTTGGCTGATGCAGCTAGATTCACCTCCTCCATCTTTACGGCAGGCTCCTTTGATGATAATGGAGAGACTGTCTCTGTGGTTGGGGATTTGAAGGTCCTTGATGGAGGGTTGACTTCAACCGGGATTTGGACTACTTCTTCCTCCGGGGATGTTCAAGTAGCTTCTACCTCTCCATTGTTCAAATGGGTTGTTGCAGCAGGAGCAGAGGCTACTCTTACAAACGACGTTTGGTTAAAGTCCCTTGGTGGTTCTGGTACGATCGTTGGGGACGGGAATGATCTCGTCTTTTTCAATGAGGAAGAAGACTTCTGGGACTTTACAGGGACGGCCGAGACCAACGTAGAGTTGTATAACTTATCATCCTCTACTATGGGGAGGGATATGGTTGTCGACGGAGACATCTGGTTCAGGAGTTCTAGTACGCTGCAATACACTCCAGACAAGTCGGTTGATTGTTCTGGAGAGGTTCTCATCTCTGGGGACAATGGGGGCGATGTAGGTGATAGCTTCGAGTTGACCCTAGATGGGACAGGGTTCCGTGCTGGCTCCTTGGTCTTAGGTAGGGTTCAGAATAAGAATCATTTTGGTATTCTCAACTGTGGCTCTGGTCCTATCTTTATTGAAGGTTCCATTGCACGAGGACATGCGGATAATGGTGCAAATGAACTCAACCTAGAGAGTTGTTACTTGGAGCTTGGAGGGGAGTTTGATGGAGATGGGATCACCGTGACGGCGGATGCTGGGGCGGTCCATGTGCAAGGAGTTGGGGAGTCCGCTAGTATCACTAACGTAGAGTCTGATAGTCCTATCTTTGCACATGATTGTGAAGACGGTGGAGATAATGTCAATGTGAGTTTCGATGAACACTGTCCACCCAGTTCTTTGACCTTGCTAGGGGCAGGGTGTTAGAAAGGTTTAAGAATGAGTGAGTCATGTGAAGAGAATGTGAGTGTGTTAGCCTCAAAGGTAGACGGTCTCCTTAAAAGGACAGAGAAGTGTGGTGTTCAGTTTATAGATATTAGGGATAAGCTAGAAGGACTAGCTGTTAGTGTAGCCCTTGCTAGACAAGAAATAAAGCTGCTTAGATCAGGGTATGACTCCTTTGGGCAAAAGTGTTGGCAAATCATCTTAGTGATCGTGACAGCTTTAGTTGGCGGTTTCGTTGGTGGTATGTTATCTTAAGGAAAGGAAGCTGATGAAGTGGGTAAAGAGTATTGCTCTGGGTATGGTTCTCCTTAGCGGGGGCTGCAGAGGTGTTTACCTCAATCCAAAGTATAGTCAGTTGCTCGATCAAACGGCTGGTCTGAGTAGGGCAACGGCTAACAAGGCCCTTGAAGGAGAGTTGGATGCGAATGACATGATCCACGCCCTCGACAAACAGGCGGAGGTTTGGAGAATGTTTGTTGATGCTAGAGATGGGAGGTTGAGCAAGTGAGCTTTGAGAAAGCTCTTCGCAAGCTGCCTGAATCCCTCCAAGCTACTCTTGAGCCTTTTGTGTTAGTGCTAATGGAGAAGACGGGCGATGAGATTGCTGCCTGGATTGATCTTCTCTTGAATGGTAAGACACCAGAGGCTTGGTATTGGGTTTACTCGGAAATGAATCAAACTGCGGCTTGGGATGAGCTAAAGGACTTGTGGAAAGAGGCTAATGCAGAGCAAGTAGAAAGCCTTATGGTTCAGAAGAACGCTATCAACCAAATCCTAACAACGCTGCTCGCACTGATTTTTGGGGTGGCTAGGGAGGCTATCAATGCCGAGTCCGAAGGCTACGTTAACTAATTGGAAAACGACACTATGCGGTGTTTGTATTGTCCTTGGTGTTTTGTCCCAGGTGCTGTTGATGACACTGGATGGTGATGCTGAAACGAATCCTCAATGGGAGTTGGTCGTCCCTGAAATCTTGGCTGGTATTGCTTTGATCTTTGCAAGGGATGCTGACAAGAGCAGCGAAGAGAGTGGGATTAGCAAATGAGGATTCGACGAAGGAGAGCTGTCACACCTGAGGATTGGTTTGAAGAGATCGAGGATGGTCTTGCCTATCGAAGAGATTTTGGGTTAGAAGATCAATGGGCTTCTATTGAGGCTATGTTTTACTCTGTAAGTGATCATACTCGAAGTGGGCCTAACTTGATCTACTCTACAGGTGATGCTTTCCTTGCGTCGATCACTGGAGCAAATCCTCGGGTCATGATCCGTCCCAAGATGGGAGCTGATCCTCACAAGGCTCCTATTTTGGAAAGCGTGGATAATGAGCTTGTAAAGGAACTAGAGCTAGAAGAAGCTATTGCTACAGCATCCCTTCATGCTTATCTGTGGGGAACTGGGTTCTTGAAGTTTGGTTATGATAGTGAGTATGGGTGGGAGCCCCTTCTTGACGTTGGATTGGATCAAGGAATGCCTTTAGGGGCAACCATGTCTCAGTTCAACGAGCAAGGTAAAAGGATTGAGTTCTCCTCGATGGTTCGGCCGGGTTGGCCTTGGGGCCTTCCTGTACTACCCCATGATATTGTGGCTCCTTGGGGTGTGACAGGTGTTAGGACATCTCCTTGGATTGCTCATAGGATTGTTCGACATGTCGATGACGTGAAGGCCGATGTCAAGTACGAGAATACAGGGAACCTCCAACCTAATATCTCAGCTAAGGCATACACGGAGTCCTACTTAAGCCCCATTAAGATTACTGGGGTCAAGAGTGGTCGAGAAAGGGCTAGCTCTAAGGATGCCGGGAACCCAGAGTTTGTGGAGCTTTGGGAGATTTCTGATCTGAGAGATGGTCATGTGAAGACGATCTCTTCAGAGCATAAGAAGTTCCTTAGAAATGAGCCGGATGAACTCTTGCTCAACGGGATCTTGCCTTTTGCTGAGTTGAATTTTGTTCCAAGGACTAGGTCTTTGTGGACTACTCCTGATGCTCATTACTTAATGGCTGCCCAGATTGAGGAAGAGGACATAGCCAAGCAGTCACAGAAACAGAGACGGTGTTCTGTCTTGAAGTTCCTTTATCAAGAGGGGATGATTGATGATGAGGAACTAGAGAGAGCTCTGTCCTCTGGAGTAGGGTTGGCTGTGAAGGTGAAGCCTGCGGGTGGTCCTATCAAGGAAGTCATCCAATCCCTTTCCTTTCCTAATAACAACCAAGCTCTTCAAATCGACTCGGAGTATAACCGGCGAGGGGCGAGGGAGTTGGTTGGATTTAGTCGGAATCAGATGGGTGAGTTTATGGGAGGGCGGAAGACAGCTAGGGAAGTGTTGGCAGTGAGAGAGGGGAATACAATGAGAATGGGCCGAAGACAGAAGGCAGTTAAGAAGCTCTATCTCCGGTCTATTGCTATTCTCAATGAAATGGTCTTCCGTTACTGGACTACTCCGAGATATGCAGAAGTGGTGGGAGAGGGTGGGGCAATGGAGTGGGTTCAGTATACAGGACAGACGCTTGCTGGTCCTTGGAGTTACGAGGTGCAAATGTCTGTTGAGGAAGAGATGACGAAGTCGGAGAGGGAGTTGGCTGCTTTGCAGTTGTATCAACAGCTTGCGGCTGACCCAGCCTTTGATCCGATTGAGCTCAGACAGTTCTTGACAGATTCCTTTAACGATCAGAGAATCTCGAATATCTTTAGTGGAGGTGGGCAGAATGCCAATCTACCAGTACAAATGCAAGGAATGCGGCAAGGAGGTGGAAAGGTTTCGGCACAAAATCCTCAGCAAGCCGGGGGCCTCAAGACCCAAATGTAAATGTGGTAAGAGGATGACATTGACTGTGCAAAAGAGTCGTCCTGATCCTATCCTTTATAGGTTCCCGATGACGTTAGAGAACATGGGACCAAAACCTGTTACGTTTAACACAAGAGGTGAGTTACTTGGGTATTGTAGGAAGAATAAAATTGCTAGTGGAGCTTTGTTATGAGTGTTGAGAAGGCGGACCCTCTGAAGGGTCCAAAAAGAGTGCTGATTAAGTATAGTCCAGAGACAGGTCTTACTGCGGAGTTTAAAGGTGAAGGCATTAGTATGTCTGACCTGCGTAAGATGCATAGGGCTCTGGACCTTGGTTATCGAAAGTATAAGCTCAGGAATAGAGGACTGGTGTAATGGCAGAACAAAGCAAGGAACAAGAATTTGACAGTCTCATCGACGAAGGGCTTGAAGGTCTTAGCGATGGGGATTCTTCTACTAAGGAAGAAGTAGACGAGGCTCGGCGAAGTAGAGAGTCCTCTGATATAGAAGATGTAGAGACCGAAGAAGATAAGCTCGAAAGGCAGGTTTCCACGCCGGAAGAGCGAGAGAAGAATGACATTCTCGGGCGAATGTTAGCCGATCCAAAAGTAAGAGCCATCGTTGAAGCTTCCCGAGACGGACGAGATGTAGAAATTGTTGATAGGGAAGAGCTGCGGCGACTTCGAGAACTTGGTCTCAAAAGCAGGGAACGAGAGCAGGAACAAGAAAAGCCAGAGAGTCTTGAGGATGTAGACCTGGATGATCTTTCTCCAAAGGAGTTTGCCTCCTTTCTCCTAAAGCAGGTGAAGGGTGTGGTGAAGGATGAGCTGGGGACTTCTCTAAAGGGTGCTCTTGATCCTATCCGTGGAACTGTGGAAGAGATTGAGAAGGAGAGAGTTGCTGCAGCACAGTCTGTGGTTCGTCGGCAGGTGGAAGAATGTCTGAAGAAATATGGACAGGAATTTGAGCAGGCAGGGCCTGATTTGCTGACTATGCATAGGGCCAATCCTGGACTAAGTGTTGAGGAACTGTTCCTAGTCCATAAAAGGCGAAACATGCCTAAGAGTTCTGGTAAACAAAGAAAACAACGAGAGAAGAGTCGTCCTTCAGCGGAGAGGGAGAGGCCATCTGTCTCAACAGCACGACCTTCAGAGCGGGAGACTGTTGCTCGCGGGGAGGTTGGGTTTGATAGCTTACTCCAGGAAGCACTCCCTGAAGTTCTAAACGAACTTGAGTTGTAGGTAAGGTAAACTAGGAGAATCGGGATGAGTACACTCCCTACAATGACACGCACTGTTAATGATGCTTTCACGCGAACCTGGTATAAGATTCGTGAGAAGGCCATTGACAACATTCTTACGGCTAGGGTTGTTTGGTCTGCCCTGAAGGCAAAGGGTTGTTTCAAGACTCAAGTGGGTGAGGATCGGATTACTGATACGATCTTGCATGGGACCATTGATGCTGTGGAGGCTCAAAAGGGTCAGACCTTTGAGGCTTCTGAGCCTGATCTGTACACCATGATGTGGATGCCTTGGTCTCACACTGTTGTTCCTCTGTATCGAGCCATGATTGGGACTAACTCTGATCAAGAGAACAGAGGTGCGAACAAGATCGGTGATCTGGTTAAGGACAGGATTAGGGCAGGACGAGAAGGTCTCTTGACTAGGTTTGAGACTGACCTTGTGAAGGCCCAGATCTCAGATGAGTCTTTGCACGTTTTCCGTAGCTTTAAGGATATGGTTCCGGACTATGATGATCGGGCTACGGGAACGTATGGCAATGTGTCCCGAACTAACACATGGTGGCAGCCGATCTATGCTGAATATACAGGTACTCCGGCTGTCAACTTCTTGGCAGACTGGCGAAGTCTGTATAACTCGATCGGCCTCAACGTAGAGTATCCAGACCTTGTTGTTACTAGCCAGCTCTGGTGGGAGTACTATGAGGATACAGTTGCTGGGACTATCCAGATCGCGAAGGATGATGGAAAGTTCTCGGCAGACCTTGGATTCCAGACCTTTAAGTTTAAGGGTGCTGATGTTATCTGGGATCCTCAAATGAATGATGATACGACCGCTAGCTCGAATGAGCCTGTTACCCGGATGCACACGACGAGTAAGATTAAGGTTACTTATGATCCAGGTTACTGGTTTGAAATGACTGGTTGGAAGGAAGCTGCAAGCGAGTTGGAGAGACAAGCTCAGATTCTGTGTACGAAGCAGATGCACTGTAATGAGCTTCGTCGTCAGGGTGCCATCTATAAGCCGTAAGGAGTAGAACAATGAAGCAGATTTTCAATGTGGCTCTGACAGGAGTTAAGGATAGTTCCTGGACAGATGTTGAAGGTATTGGGGAATTGCGATTCGGTTCGGACGGAAAGGTCTATCGTTTCGTGAAGAATGCTGGTGCGACAACGATGTCGGCTGGCTACCCTTGTTGTCATAAACTGTCGGATGGTGAGAATTATGACCAGTATGTGTACCAACCGACGGATGCGGAGAGAAGCAATCTGGCTGGTATCTGTATGGCCGCTATTCCTCCCTCTGGCTTTGGTTATATTCAGGTGTATGGGTACAACCAATCCGTGTATGTGACTAACAATACCTCAGTTACGGTTGTGGCAGGGGATAATGTTGCACCTCCCACTGCTGCTGGTTGGTACTTGGATAGGGTTAGTGCCAAGTCAGAGTCCCCAACGTTCGCGAGGCATGCTAGGTGCTTCGAGGGGGTACCAGCCACTACGGCGGCTGCTGCTGTTGCCAAGAAGTGCTTTGTGGATTGTCTTTAGGTCAGTGTGGGTGCGAGGGGTTGGTAGCTCCTCGCACCCAACACTTTAGGAGCTTAGAGTTATGGATAAGGAAGAAAAGATCTGTATCGGTATTCCTGTTGCGGGTAGTGTCTGTCCTGAGGTTTTGACGAACTTGCTTGCACAGGCTGTTTGTTGTGGTAGGAGAGGGAGGGTTACGATCTCCATTGCGGACAATCTGTTCCCTTATGATAGAGCTAGAGAATGTATTTTGGGACAGGCTCTTGAAGAGGATTGCAACCTCTTGTACTTTGTGGATGCAGACATTAAGCCTCCGCCGAAGGCTTTTGAGCAGTTGTATAGGACTTTGAGGGATAACAAGGCTCAAGCGGTGAGTGGTTGGTATGTCCGGCGAGGAAGACCCTTTACCTGTGTTTGGTCTGTTAAGCTGGATCATCCTGGGACAGGTAGGAAGATGGTTTGCACTGTGGACGCTAGGGCAGGGGTGCATAAGATCTACTCATCTGGTCTTGGGTGTGCTTTGATTGACCTAGCCTGGTGTAGGGAGAACATGGAGAGACCTTACTTTTGGTTGGAGAGTTCTAGAGAGACTGGAACGATTGTTTGGGAGGATTGGTCTTTCTTTGAGCTTCTTAATGAAAGGGGAGGCTTGGCCTTGGGTGATGCTAATGTAAGGTGTCAGCATAGGGTAAGGGATATCTTTGTAGATGATAAGAATGATCAAGTTCTCAGGAGCTTGGACTTCCAAGAAGAACACCCAGAAATCGCACAGGGTGGTGAAATGGTAGAGGTGAAGTGATGAATAACGTTTATGGTTATGCAACGCATGTTGGTCCCTTGGCTTTTGCTATTAGTGATAGTGAGGGTTATGTGTTTGAGGTTGGTGCTGGGATGGTAAGCACTCCCATTATCCACACTATGCTGATGAACACAGAACCTCAGAGAGAGATAATCTCTTTTGAGAATAATGATAGGTGGTTTGGACCTTTGGCTAGGGATTTCAGATGTCCCTGGCATGAGTTTGTTCACTATGTAGATTTGTCCCGGGTGTTTGATTTGTTTAAGGGACCTGAAAAAGGTCCTGAGAGTGCAGGGGTTATCTTGGTTGATAATGACCTGCCTGGAAAGACTCTGGAAGAGGTCCACGGGGCTCGGTTGGCTGTTGTACAAGAGGCTCTTAAGTGGGCAAAGTATGTTGTGGTACATGATACAGAGGAAAAAAGTGTTAGGGAAGGTTTGGAGAGGTTTGAGCTGTTCTCTGTTCCGCACCTAAGCTTTAAGACGAACCCTGAAACAACGATTTTCAGCAAGAAGGTTGATCCTCTAGAGAGGTTCAAGGCTTGGATAGGAGTTTGAAATGGCTATGGATACGCTTCTCAATCGTATTGGGACTCGGCAGCTGTTGAAGAAGAAGTTGGGTAGGCAAGTTATTCCTGGAAACAACTTGAAGGGAGTTATTGTCTTCATTGGTGCAGGTGATCCGACGAATGATACGGACATCGCGAGTGCGAATGGAGACCTTTATTATGACAGGACTAATGATGATGTTTGGGTGGCTAGTAATGTGAGCACAGACCCGACTGGTCTTACCACTACTTGGACCGAAGTCTTGACGTAGGAGTGGATCGTGACACGTGCAGAACTCCATGCTGCTGTCCTGTCCTATGTGAAACGGGATGATAAGACGACAGAGATCAATACTTCCCTCAACTTACAACTAAAGGAGCTTTGTAAAAGGAAAGTCTTTAGGGAGATGGTAAAGAGAGGGAGTGATATCGCGATAGCTGAGGATGATGCTTATGTCTCTGTTCCGTCAAATACTTGGGCTGTGAGGTCTGCTAGGCTCATTAATGGAAGCATCCCTTCAGTTATCACGATAAAGAGTCCTACATGGTTGGAGCAGAGATGGCCCTCGGTGGCGGATCTAACTTCTGGCATACCTCGGTATGGTTGGCATGATAAGGAGAATGATAGGTTCTACCTTTATCCGGTGAGCAATGGGAGTTACGATCTTAGGTTGGTTACAGTAGAGTTGCCTGAGGACTTTGCTGGAGATACAACGGAGATTCCCGTTGAAGGCTTGGATGTGGCTTTGATTCATATGGTTACCTCTGACATCTTTGTCCAGGTTAAGTTGTGGAGAGAGGCTGAAGCTCATAAGATTTTGGGAGAAAGGGCGTTGGCGAACGCTGTAGGGGCTGATGCGTTTGAGCCTCCTGAGAGACAGCATGCGGGTGCTGGTCCTTTAGCTCTAAGGAGCACTTCAGAGAAGCAGACAGACCCCTGGTATAAGGGAAACTGATATGGCTATTGGTGATGGAACAGGTTGGGATGAAGCAAGCCCGGCTAACTCTGATAATGTGAGTGATGGCCCTGCAGAGATTCGTGATCTGCGGATAGGAGCGGCGAAGAGGCTGGGAAGG